ATTATCTCGCGCTCGTGCTGGTCTACTTTCTGCCGGAGGCTGTTCAGTTCTTCGCTCATTTTTGGTAAGCCTAAATAAGTGGATGATTACTATTAGAGCGATTATAGTCTGCACCGTTAGCATGATGCAAACTATGACTAATATATGCTTGTCCACCTATCGCACTCCCTAGCACGGCAAAAAGCACGTCAAGCGGTATAGACAACTCCTGACGAAAGCTATGCAGTTGATAAACCATTGATAAGTCTATCATTTGGTCGTACATCATTGCACCGTTTAAGACCAAACTTGTACCAATAATAGCTGCATAAGCTAGGTAAATCTTGATAAATTTGTGATAAATAGTTGATAAAGCTAGTGTGAGCGTGAGGAATATGCTGTCAATGCTGATTTGAATGGCGTATGTGCCAAGTACAACATCTTCTGGAGCAACAAAGTAACTATAAACTCCGGTGATGCTTGTTAGGATGAAAACTACGTAGTAAGCAGCAATAAGAAGGCAGAGGTTTAAACCCCTGCCACCTAGCAGCCAAATGGTTAAGATAACCAGTAAAGCCGCTTCGTTGCTCATTTCATTTTCTTCTTGCCGCCTGACTTGCTGTCAGACTTATCTTTGACTGGCGTGCTTTGCTTTGGCATGTGATGCGCTCCTATTGGTTAATTTCCATCGCCGTGACTCATCCGTGAGAGGTTCCGGCGATTTAGTGTAGGTTATTCTGTTGGCAGTTTCAAATAACAATCCACCACACAAACGCCAGCATGGAAAATAGGATTATAGCGACATACTTTGAAGAGTCTCCGCTGCGCTCAACATCGAGCATGACTGACTGCAACTCTTTTTCCAAGGCGATGCCTTTTTCAATTTCTTTTTCGGTCTCGTGCTTTAAGTAAAAACTAACAACATTGCGTATTTCATCTTCGCTGCACGTTGATATTGGTTTCATAAAATAAAGCATTTCAAGCGGTGTGCCGACATTGGCGATTAGTCGATTTACTAACTCTATCTCTCTTGGAAATACAGCCATCTCCGCCATGATGCGCTTGCAGTTTTCAATCTGTTCTTTGTTCGTATTCATACCACCCTCCGTTGTTAGGTGCGTTAACTATAGCGCAACCAATCAGCGAAAGTGGTACGACCAGTGCTAATAAAAAAGGCCGCATAAAGCGGCCTCTTGTTTGCGTACCGTATTAGCCTAACAACAAGGCTGTGTGCTCCGGCTTGATGTTTTTCACACCCCACGCCAGTGCGATTTCGTAGCGCAGTTTGCGATAGCCAGGGTAGATGGACACTTCAAACGCCAAGCCTGAGCGCGGATCTTGAATGGTCATCACGTCGATAGCCATATCGCCTTCCTCAGGACGTTGCGGCATACGAGTAGCCAACACGATAGCTGAGCGGTTGAAGCACAGGTTGCGTGCCGATGTAGCAACAACAGTGATTGCACGTGCAGCTGATGCTTGAGCAACGCGAATACCTGGCGCAGCGATGGTGATTGAGTCACCTGATGCTGGGTTTGCGCCTGCAAACGATACGCTGGTAACAACGTATTTGTTTGAGTCGTTCGCCAGTGTAATCACATCACCAGCAGCAACAACGCCAGTACCGGCAGTCGCTAATGGCAGCACGGTTTGACCAACAGTCAGAGCAGCGGCGGAAGTGGTTGCAGAAGCCATCGCGCCAGCAGTTTGAGTGACAACTTGACCAGATTCGCGAATGTCCATGCCGGCAGTAGTCATAAACACGCCTTGGCGCATGATGGTAGCGTCAAACTGCACTGAGCTGTTTGATTGCTTGCCCAAGAAGTTCGCACCTGCTGAGGTGTTAACAACTAATTGGTTGTCTTGCGTTGGTGAGCCGTTGTCTTTCAGGATTTTCAGAGCTTGTGCAGCGTCTGAGAAGTCGCCCGCAGTGCCAAACGGAGTCGTGCCGGCAGTGCCGTAAGCGCGGCTGAAAGTCGATTGCAAACCACACAAGTCTGCTTCGATTTCGTTTACCAGTGTGCGCATTGCTTGAGCGATTTGGTTTACGCGAATGTTGCCGTAACCAACACCGCTGTTTAAACCGACTTGCTCGTTACCTTCCCAGCTAAACGGAACCGCTTTCGCTTTGTTGATAACAATGGCTGTGTTGCTGATGGTTTGGTCAGCAGCAGAAGGCACAGACATTGCTGGCGAAATGCTTGAGCTTGTGTTTGTTGGTACGATTGGAACGCGCACAGATTGACCTTCGGCAGCGCGATTTACAGAAGCGTCCATCGTTACTGCTGGAATCATACCGACCAATTCGCGTGATACAACATCAAGCGCGGCGTACAGGTCAGGCACTAAGTTGGTTAAAGTGTTTGCCATGATAAAACCCTCAAAAGTTTAAATTAGGTGACTATGCCACCGGATTTGATGAAACTCATTCGCTCGCCTGGATTCATTGATTCGAAACGAGCGCGCGTGGCCTTGGGTTTGTCGGCACTGCCTGCACCTGTCGAGCCGTTTGCCTTGCCGCCACCTGTGGTAGTGACATTGCCTTTTAACAGCGGAGCAAAGCTGTCATCTTTCAATAACTCTGCTTTGAATCCAGCTAAATCTAACGATGAGGCACTGCCGTCATCATTTAAAAACGTAACCTTACCGGTTTCAGGGTCAACATCAATACGGCTTGCAACAAGTCGCTTGAATGCTTTTGAGCCTGTTTCGGTGGCTAATTCCGACGCCAACTCCGCAACAACTGATGTGCGCTTTTCGGTTTTGATTTGACCAACGAGGCGATTTAATCGCTCTTCGTACTGCTTTTGAGTCTCACCAATTCGCCGCTCAGCGTCTGCAAGGATTTCGTCCACCTTGCCTTCTTTCTTGAGCTTTTCAAGCGCCGCTTTCTCTGCTTCTTGCAGTTTCGCCGCTTCTTGTTGCTCAAACGCTCTAAGTTTGCCGTCCAAGCCGTCTAATGACTTCTTCAAGCTGCTAACTTTAAGCTCTGCACTTGGCACGTATGCGCCATCGTGCTGTACGTAGTCACCTTTGACAAAGTCGGGTAGTGACTCAAATTGTTCTTGCGTTAATGGCATCGGATACAATCCTGTTTTGTTAAGCTGGTACGACCAGCGTTCACACAAATAATAAACCTTACACGTTAAGCCGTCAAATTATCGCCGCTGTCAATAGCGTTTAGCACTGTTTCGGCGTCATCTTGCGACCATCCGCCGTCGGCAAGTTCGCGGATTGCTAGGTCGCGCGGCTTTAATCCAGCCAGCACAAGCTCCATGATAACTCGCACTTCGTCAACGGATAACTTCGACTTGGCGAATGAGCGCGGAATGCTGATTTGCACTTGGTCTTGCGATTGCTCGATAGCATCAGGTGCCCATAAACCTTCAAACATGCCGCAGTAGAGAATGGCCTTTTCATAAGCAACTTCCAAGCCTTGCGCCAGCTTCACAAGCCGTGCGTTAGTCTCTGCCGCTGCAATCTCCGCCTCGGTAGCTGTTGCTGCCTTCACGTCACCTTGTAGCACTGCGCCCATTTGGCGCGCTTCTTCAGTGTTGCGGTCGAAATACGATTCATACGTGCTAACTTGCACGTCGCAACCAACCACTTGAACCGTACAACCTTCAGGCAACGTGTTGCGACTGCCCGAACCTGTTTCGATATATTCGCGGTTATTCATGGCTTGGAATTGTTCCATGAAGTTTGCCTTGGCACCGAATACGTAAGTTGTCGGCGGCAGGTTGCGGATGGTTTCTTTGTACTCAGCCGACATGCGGTAGCGTGACAGTGCCAAGTCGCAGATTGGACTGATAAAGCCCATTTGCTTCGGAAGCAATCCCGCTTTGATTTCTTCATCGGATGCAAACACGATTGGCAGCCACGTCAACGGCTGACCACCGACTTTAACATAAGACGGCTCACCAACTTCAAAACCGCTTTGCTGCGATTGAACGATTTTTTGTTGGTAGTAATCGCCGTTGTCGTCAAGCGCCACGACAAGGTAAGACTTAACCGGCTTGAGCGCCATTGTTGCTTTGTCAAAGGTTTGGCCATCTTCAAGCAGCAGGATGTAAGACAGCTGCATCACGCCGTTGATACGTTCAAATGACCATGTGATCACTTTGTCGCGGTTGTACGCCTTGATAGTGGCGCGTGGGTTCAGTGTGCGAAGGTCAGCCAATGACAACTCGGTCAGGTCAACATCTGACAATCCTTGATAGTCCGCAAGGAGCACTTGCCACTTGACCGACATAACTTCGGTAGCGGTTTGCTCCATCATGCCGTGAAGCGTAGTGCCGTCACCGTCGGCGGAATCCGACAGGTAGTTAAGCTTGTCAGGAATCGTGACCTCTGCGTCACTGATACGCATCCGACCGATTAAGCTGTTAAGCGTTTGTCCGCCGTAGTTTTGATACTCAGCGTTGGCAAGGTAGGTATTGTAGCGCTCGTTTGCTTCAGCCGTGTTTGTGTCAACGGTTGACGGATGCGGTAACAAGTCTCGCCCTGCTTGCTTAACAAAGAACTCACCCGCAAGCGCGGTGCGTGTCTCTTCGATTTTCGGCAGCATTAGCGCCGCTTCTGGATGTAAGATAATTTGCATCTAATGCTCCTAGTTAATTCCTGCGCGCTTAAACGCTTCGGCGTCGCGTTGCTTCAATTCGTCTAATGTTAGCGGATTACCGAAGGCGTCGCTCATACTTTCGATTTTAAGCCCGCCATCCATAAAAAGTTTTGCTCGTGTTGCGCCTAGCGAGTCGATGATGAATTCAGGTGATTGCTGACGAAGCCATGCGTCCGGCGTGATGTCGGCTGGTACTTGCTCGACCGCGAACTTGTCCGAATCCTTGCGGCCTTTGTAGACGGGTTTCTCTCCGTCTGTCGGATAGTCCTTACCTGAGCCAATCGCCGGAGCTATGCCGATGGGCTTATCTTGACCAACTAGCAGATAGACATAGCTTGACCGGCAGCGGAAATGCCTTGGCAGCCTGACATAGCTATCGTCATCAAGCGCCCACGTGCGGCCATGCAGTGAGCGGCAGCCTAAAGTCGTGCGATTGTCGAGCAGAGCCATGAAATACCGCTTATCAACAATATCCGCATTGTCTCTTGCCATTGCTTCGCGTGCGCTGTTGGCATGATGCATTAAGCCCGTGCGCGCTAAAGCCTCGGCCTGTTGTCGCGCTAAGCCATCACTGAACACTTTAAGCGCTCGTGCCGTTTGCTGCACTGTTGCGCCTTTAACGTAGCCGGACTTAATCAGGTTTTGATACTGTTGCACGTATTCATCTGCGGCAGTGTTGACAAATTCAGCCCACGCACCAACCTTCACGCGCTCACCTTCGCCAAGTACCATTAAAGCCGCATTGACGTAATCAAGGATTGACCGACTACCTGGCACATCAAGCGTAACGTCGCCCCACTTGCCGATGAGTTCGGCGTAATAGCTTGCTTCGTAAACAGCCAGCTTTTGATACTCTTTGGTTACGTCTTGCCATGCAGGATTGAATTGCTCAAGCAGCGCAGCCTTTACCGCTTTGTTGATGCGGTTTAATGCTGTCGGACTGCTGATTTGCTCAGCGTCAAGCAGGATTGCTCGCACGTCTTTATACGCCGCATCCAATGACGGATATATCTTGGTTTTGAGCAGGTCGGTTGCTAGCCGCTGCATCAGCGCTTCGTGTCGTAGCTGGTCTGCTGTTAAGCTCATGATGACGCCTTAATAACATGGTCTTTTGCCAACTCTAGGACGCCAAGAACAGCAACAAGTGAAAGCTCACCGTCATACTCGTGAATTAAGTCGTGGATGCGTCTGTACAGCTCCTGCTCTTTGGTGTACTTAATTTCTTTTCCTAAGTTCACTATGTTGCTCATTATTTAATACTTGATATGAAGTCTTGGCATTTGCTAAAGATGTAGTCTGTCAAATATGCAACAGGCTCTTGGTCTTGGCTATTATTTTTATGCCCAATAGCATCAAGCAAAGATAAAGCACCATGTACTGACTCATGGCAAGCAGTTCTCAAGCAGCTTTCAGGTAAATAAATAACAATCCACCATTTACCGTCAAAGGCATAAGTTGCGCAATTTGGTGATCCGACTTCGTTGTCCTGATTATGCGTTGACTTCTTGTCATTGCCAATTCTTAGCATCGCATCATAAACATCAATTTTATAGTCGCGCTTCATCGATTAAATCTCTCAATGCTGTGGCTAGTATTTGGATCATTATGGCTTTATCACCGTGATACGGCAAGCCTTGCGCAAGCCTGCGAATATCCGTCAAGCATAACACATGGACGCCATCCGGTAACACTACAACGATATGCGGCTGGCGCTCTGATAGGTCGGTCATCGTCTGCCCCATTTTATAGGCGCACTGATTGGCGCGTTGATGGGGTAGCGCTGATGTATGAAGTAGCCGCTTGAATCAACCCAGTCATCAATTGCCGGATGGTCGTTAAACTTCTCAGGCTCTCCTCGCTCAGTGTAGCCTTGCACCTCTAGCGCGTTTGCTAGATTGGGGCATTTGTCGCTGTTAATCTCGATTCTGTCATGCGCAAACAGTGCGTTAAATGCGTTTATCCTGTCTCGTATAGCTGGGTTCATACTTGGCGCATCAACTGAGTATCCTGCACGCTCAATCATCTTGATGTCAGATTCTGCTGCATTGGTGCGACTTGCTCCGCCCGATGCGTCTGGATAGACGGTTATTTTGTGCCCTGCGTAGCGTGTCAGGTTGTTGATAAAATCCTGTGTGTCATGGCTAACAAATTCATCAACTGCCTTTGGTTTGTTATCTTCAATAATCCATGTAGTCGCGCAGCATCCGCCGACGTTAAAGTCGATTGAAACGTGCAGCAAATCACCTTGCTGGATTGTGCGCGGCGTGTAGTGTCGCTGGCGGTTGTAAAAGTGGTAAACCTTCTTGTCGTTTAGGCTTACAAATTCTCCGTTGATGTATAAGTCAGCGAGAATTGGGTCATAGTTGGCGCGGATTTGGTCAACGTAGCCATCCGGCAAAAACGGGTTGCTCGTCGTTGGTGCTTTGATTAAGCGATAGCCCTTCTGCTGCTTTTTAACCCACTTCTCATAGACAAATCCGTTTATGCCTTGGTCAGGTGTTGTTACTACCGCAACGCTGTTTGGCCTTGCTCGTTTTTGGCGTACGCGCTCAGATATTTTACGCCACACTAATTCGGCTTGGTCTTTCTTGAGCGTGTCGATTTCGTCAACGATGGCGTGGGCGATTTCAAACGATACGATTCGTGTTGGGTTGTCGTAGCTGCGAAAGATGATAAAGCCATAACCAGCTACATCAATGCGAAACTCGGATTTATTGATGGTGTATTGAGCGCCGACCATCTGTAAATCCTCTTCAACGCCTGGCATGGCTCGAAGTTTTAGCAGGTCGTATGTTGGCAGAAACACGCCTATATTTGCGCCAGGGTCGGACAGTAAAAGAGCGACTGCTCGCATGGTTCCTGCGCGAGTCTTGCCGCTGCCCAAGCCCCCAACAATGCCCGGGTGTGCATCCATTGACGCGACGAATTCGAGCTGTGGCTCGGTCAATGCAATATCAATCGACGGCATTGGTTTTCTTGGCAGTGACGAAGTTAAGCGTTATTGGTAGGCTGGCCTCTGGATTGTCAATATCTGGATTTGCCCGCCACAAATCTGGGCGTCTATTTTTTAGCCAGAATATGCAGGCTGTTGTGTCCGGTGGATAGTGCTTAATCGTTGGGGTAACAACTATTTGGTTTTCAATAACCCTGATGTCATCCTCTGGGTGAGAATAGCCAACTGCTCGCATGTAAAGTGAATGCTCAACCTTGCTATCTGGAAGCTCTTTCCCAAGCTTTAGGGACTCCGAAAATTCAGGATGTTCAATCTTCCACAGGTTTAGCGTTGAACATGACACCTCGAAGAAGTCTGCAAGCTGCTGGTCTGTTGCGCCTAGTTGGCAAATCTTTCTAGCCTGCTCCGCATATTCAGGCTTGTATTTTGACGGTCTAGCCACTGGCTTTCCTCTCTTTTTCGGTACTACCGATGAAGCGAGTATAAGACAAAAAAGCCGCTATTTCTAGCGGCCTTGCATCTGTAGCCATTGATACGAATCTAGCGACTGGCAAACCAGCTCAACAAACGCCGCTGCGGAGGCGAGCAGGAGCATCACGACGATGGCTTTAACTAGCAGCACGCACGTACTCAACAGATAGCTTGATAACTTGTTCAGGGTTTGGCTCGTTTTCAAAATAGTATTCCTCTAACGCATCATACGCATCAAAGCTTGTGCGCGTTTCAATGTGCGTCGTACCATCGGTGTGGGTTTCGGTGATTTTGTAGAGTTTAAGCATGGTAAGCTCCCAGTAAAACCATGTACTCATCCATAAAAACGTCATCAGGCTCTAGTGTGCCACAAGCAATCTTTACACATATAGCGACTAACCGCGGGCTCATCGCATCGCATCCAGTAGCATGCGCTCCGTCAACTCAACAACCTTCTGCCGCTCGGCAGGTGTTGCCGTTAAAAACAACCCTAAACTCTCGTAGCTGTCTTTGCTCTTGGTTTCAGCTCTGATGACTCGCGCCGTGTGAATCATGGCCGCTTGTTGGTTTCTGCCTTCTTTCATCGCAATGCGGCGTGATAGGCAGAGTGTCACGGCTTCGTTGTTGATATTGTTCATACCTCACCCCGCGCTTTTGCGAGTAAATCGGAAGCATCGCTTGCATTATCCATAATCCACTGAATAGCCGACATGCCGTCTGTATTTACAAGTTCAGCAACCCGCTTAAGCATCTCATACATCTCCGGCGCTGCGGCGATTAGTGCGGCGTTTGCTTCGCACTTGTCGCCAATACACATCTCAGCGATTGCGATTCCTGAACCATCATTGACTGTTGTTCCTCGCCAAACAAACCAAGGCGCAGGCGTGAATTTCTCGTTCATCTCATTCTCTGTTGTTGAAAGCGCCATTATGGCGCGGTTTTGTTATTCGAGTATCGGCTTAACGTCACGGCTTTTCAGCCACACTTCGCCAAGTAGCGGGTAAACCATCGCGCCAAGCTTTACCCACCTGGCAATCTGCGATTGATGTACACCCATCAGGTCGGCCAGCTTTTGCTGGCTCCCGTGTTTGCGGATTAGGTCGGTGATTGGGATCATTGCAATTCACCGAACTCAATGGAGCTAATTTCTTTTGACGTTAAGCCAATGGACTTGCGCCCGTCCGAGTAAACCCACTGAAAACAATTTGATTCAGGGATGGCTTTCATTTTTCGCTCAAGGTTGCAGCAGGTGCACTTTTCAGTCGTTGGCACTTGCCATGCGTTTGTGTGCGTTACGTCTGGGCTATGCCCGAAGATTTTACAGAATAGTTTTTTCATGGTTATCCCTAATAAGGTAAGTTGTAGTTGTAGTAATTTTCTGGCTTTGAGTCCTTCCAAACCTCTCTGCCGCCGGAATACTCAACAACGTGAACGCCGTCAAACATGATTGCGCTCCCATCGCTGAACTGGAACTCGACTTCGTTATTAACACCGAAAAGTACGGTTGCATCTGATTTATTGCACAGCTTCGCTAGATAGTCGGCATCAAGCCCGCGCAAGCCTGTTGTGGCGAGCTTGATTAACTTTGTTGATTCTTTCATATCACCAATCCTCAGAATATGAATCGTATTCTTCGCGTTCTGAGATATCGCCTTCCATGCCATCAATGCAGGCATCACAAAAGCAGCCGTATTTCTTATCGCCAAACGGTGAAGATAAGAAACCAACAAAATCACAACTATCGCATTTTTCTTTCTTAAAGTTATCCATTTCGCTCTCCTTATGCGCACATCGCGTCTGGTGTAAATGTGTAGCAGCCATCTTCGTAACCAACATCGAAGTATTGGCCATCAAACAGCTCGTCAAACTGGACTGTTTCAAACAAAAAGCCGTCGCAGTTGTGCAGCTTGATTTGGAAATCTGCGCAAGTTAGCGGCAGGTTGAAGGCAAAACAAACTGCGTCGTGAACTGATTTTGCTTGAGCTGGTGCTTTGATGATGGCCATTTGAATCTCCTGGTTGTTTGCGTTATCGCGTTTCGATGAGTTAATAATATCACCTCTGCGTGATAACGCAATACGGTTTGGTAATTATTTTTACTGGTCGGATGAGTTTAACAACTCCGCCCAAAGCGCCATGTAGTTAACCCCATCCACGGCGCTATCCAAATGAAAGCCCGTTGTTGCATTTTGCCGCACGATTTTGAGCATCATCAGCATCAGGCAAACATCCGCGCCGGTAATGGTTTTTCCTGTCACCGCATTAAACGCTTCTGCCACCTGGTTAAACGAAAGCTCTTTCTTGCCGTTTGGGTCGTACTGTTTACCGCGCTCAGAAAGCGTTTTAAGCCCTTCTGACAAAAAGTCTGCCGCTGATACTGGTTGGCGGACTTCATCGCTTGTGGTGCGTTCTGGTGCGTTGTAGTGCCCTAAATCATCCTCTGTCCGGTTTCTGCCGATGTTATCAATGCGCTCGTCGGTTTCTGGCCATTTTGTTGAGGTCACCGAAATGGTCGGCTTAAACTCGAAGTCTGTTTTGTTGTACAACTCAGATACTGAATGAGTCGTTTCTGGCCAGTCGTCTAATATTTCGCGGTAATAGCACAAAACACCGTCTACCTTCTTAAAGAAGCTTCCCCAAGAATAAAACTCAGACCATTCTGGGGCTGTCGACCAATTTACGTTACTCATGCTTGTCGCTCCTTTAGTAGGTGAGCCAAAAACGCAGCCACAGCAAAATCTGGGATTGACACGCTTGGCTCGTGGATTTCATCTGCGTCACCATTCCATTCGTGATATCTGTTGTAAAAAGAATTAATTTCGTCTGCTGTCCAAGACTTTGGAAAATCAAAATCATTGCAGACATTTCTGCCAAGAGCATACGAATAATCTTTCAGCATTTCAGACGCAAGAAGCATCTCTTTTTTTGTGATTGTCATATCTCATTCACCCTCAAAAATCCGTTGTTATCCTGATAAAGCTCACCACTCGCCAGCATGCGCCTGGCGATTTCACGGCTGTGTGGGCGAAGCTCGTTTAGTTTTACGAATCCGTTTCTGCAGGCTTGCTTGAGATTCCAGTGTAAGCCTCTGTTTTGTTTAATCATTGTGTGTACCCCGCATTCATCAATGCTGAAAAATAATTCTTTGCCGCGACACCAGAAGCTAAAAACTGGTGCAGCTTGGCTAGGTCTTTCTGTTTCTTTTCGCCGTAGTACGAGATAAACGAATCCGCTTTCTTTCCGCATTTTGCGCAGACTTGTGTAAAGCCCACACTGTAGATGCTTCTGATTTCGGCAAACGAAAAGAATCTGCTGTCTTTCCAGTCGCAAGATAATCCGCAGACGCCGCATGACTTAATCATTTGTAAGCCACTCCTGCCGTGTAAAGGCGCTTTATAACCTCTTTCTCAAGCATCTTTCTTGGGTGTAAATCGCAAATATCAGGCAACTCCACCACCAACGCCGCACGGCTGGCTTTCCAGCATTGCCACAACAGCTGTGTTGACAGTGACGTGTATTCTCCGTCAAGCATTTTTAGCGTGTATGTGTGCGGTTTCGCCCACTCCTCAAACTCCGCCCGCATCTTGTCGTTATTCATCTTCACTCTCCAATTGTTTCCGTTGTTTCGTATGTTTGTCGTACTCCGCCGCTGGACTAAGCCCTCCAAAAAACTCAGCATGACGCTGGCGCTCAGCTTCCCACTCGTCGCTGTCGCACTTAGTGCCAAGCACCTGACCAACATACACAGGATGACAGCCAGCCAACTCCGCTATCTGCGCATAGCTCGTTAAGCCTTGCGCGGATAGCTGGATGATTTTTGCTTGGAGGTTGGTCATTTGTCAGTCTCCGGTGGTTGTGGGAGTGGCATCCAGTGAGTGTAGTTGTGGAGGTAGTTTCCGATGCAATCAAACCCGTATTCGGTAGCTACAATCTTATCAACGTACATCATCGGCTTCCCGCTCATTGAGCAGTACCCATCAAACCAAAGGCAAGTGGTGTTTGGCTTTGGTAGTTGCTCATTAACCTTAATCCATTCGCTCATTTCACTTCTCCCACCGCCTTCTCAATCAAATCCTTACAAATCACCTCACGCACCATGTAGCGCAGCTTGGCATCCTTCGCATCCAGCACCAATTGGCAGAACTGCTCAAACTGCGCATCGGTCAGTTGCGCCAGTCGTTCAGCCAGCTGCACCGGCTCAATCTCCAGGTTATCACGCACAGCGTCGCGGCGTGCGTCGAGCTCGGCTGCGGCATCGGCGGCGTGGTCGTGTAGGTATGTGTGGTCGTAGTAGGTCATTTCGTGCGCTCCAGTTCTGCGGCCAATGCTTCTGCGTCACGTAGCACCTCAAACGGTATGCGCTCGAATGGTGCTGGGTGGTTGTCGTAATTGTCGTGGATGTGATTGTAGTCACTACCGACAATCTTAGTGGTCACTCGTTTCTGCCAATCGTATTTGATTTCTGTCGGCTGAGTGATGCGGATACTGTCGTGGGTGCAGCCGCCATTAAACGGCAGACTTTGCAGGTATTCGTCATCCGCAAACTTTGAGTGTTTTTCTTGAACGTATGCGTAAACATTCCAGTGCCATTTTGCGCCATCGTGCCAAGACTTTGCGCTTACTGAATGTGTCAGCTCTCGCACAAAAAAGAATTCACATGAAGGTTTTGGTGTTTTGTTAAAGTTCATTTCTTATCTCCATCGTTATCAACACGCACACTATAGCGCGGTTTTTCGCTGGCACTGCTCCGACCAGTGGCTATTGCAGGCCCAGCTCTTTGTATAAAGCATCCCAGTCATCACAAAATGTAATGCGACCTTTCGCTGTTCTTTTTGTCTCCAGTTTTAATTTTTTTATTGCAATACCAAGCTCTGTTACAACGGCTTTCGAAGGGTTTTCGATGCCGATATCTTTTGATATCTCGGTGATTGTCTTGCCGCATTTTGGTTTTTCGTCGCTTGTCGCTGATTTTACAATGCTTTGAATTTTTGACTTAACGTCTTGCATAAATACCTCGCTTTTGATTTGACACGTAAATACTATGACACCTATGTCATGTTGTCAACCATTGTTATGCTATGTCACCACAAAAAGGTGACATGAAACGTGACATGCTCTGAAAGCCTTGCGGCACTAGGGCTTTGTCACTGGTGTACACCTATGACAATCATATATAAACATTTAATAAAAATAGATATATAGGGGATGGTGCGTAAAACGCGATCTGCTATATGGAAAGTAGTGTCATTTCGTCATAGGGTGACATAGAGCATTTTTGTTCATGCAAATCAACAACTTAACACATGTCACCCTTCAAAAAACAGCTATGTCACCCAAAAAGGTGACATAAAAAAACCCGCCGAAGCGGGTTGTTGTTAAAACTTCAAAGGAGGCAATAACAGCTGCCTGCCGTCTGATGTTCGCCTGCAAGCGTTGCCGTTTAGCTTGCGAACAACTAAACCAGCATTCGTTGCGTCGGCCTTTGTCGGTCGCTCATAACCGCATTCGTTGAGTATTTCCGTCGCTGTTTTCCAGTCATTCCATCGGTCTTTGCTTGCGCTCCAATCGAATCGGCTTGTTATAGCCTCTTCTACTGGGTCTATTGCAGTAAACTCTTCGTTATGGCTGTTCAGCTCCGCCATCTCAGCCGGCGTTAGGTAGTAGCTCGCACCATCCTTCCACATCTGATAAACCTGCGCCCAAACCTGCTGCATGTCGATGTTGTGCGAGTGGTTCAAGTGCTCAACTTCAATCGTCCAATAACGCCTGTTGCCGGTCTGGTCGTGCAAAAACTCCTTGGGGTTCACTGAGCCGAAGAACACTGTGCGCCTAGCGTATTGGCTTTCCTTTCGTGCATACGCACGCCGCAGCACGTCCTTGTCGTTGGTGATAAACGCCTTAAGCGCGGCAATGTCAGCCTTGCGAAACGTGCTGTCTAACTCGCCAAGCTCAACAAGCCAAAAGCTAACTGCCTGCTTTACGCTGTCGCGGTCATCTGGCTTTAAGATAACGCCGTCTTTAATCAGGTTTAAATCCTCAGGCACAAGCGACTTGAACCACTTAGTCTTGCCAACGTACTGCTCGCCCTGGAACACAAGTACGCCGTGCGCTGATACGCCTTTCGGACTAAACGCGCCGGCAATGGCCGATATCATCCAGCGCGTCACAAGCACATCCTTCAGGTCAACCTTGCGCTGGTCGTTCTTCTGCTTAATGGTGATGGTATCAAGCAGCGCCTGCAGGTGCTCTTTACCGTCCCAAGGCTTGCTCTCAACCCACTGAGCGACAGGGTTGTACTGGTTGCGGTCAGCAAGGTACGTGACAAAGCCAGGTAGCTTGCTTGTTGGCATCTTATACAGACTGCACTCAGACTCAAGCCATGCAAGAGAAGCGTTGCCTTCGTTGTCTAAGCTGAACGACTGGTTAGGAATAATAACTTCCTCCTCCTTGCTAATGACGTTGTAACGCACCGTAACGCCCAAGCGCTTGCATATCTCAGCAAGGTTGGCGATGTGCGCAAGTGGAACTCCTTTCTCTGTACAAAACGGCAAAGGCTGTTCAGGGTCGGCGGATAGCGTTACAAGCCCATCATCAGACGCAGTTGCCGGCATCAGTTCTTGATACGCTTGCGCCGGCTTAGCAACAACAGGCGCTTTCAACTGAATGCCAAGCTCTACAGCTGCAGCTTTAAACGCCTTAGAGTAGTCTCCGCCGTGCTCGTAGTAGCAAAACAGGTCGTAACTGCTGACAGGCTTGCCGGTCTCTTCGCTGCACAGCGGGTCGCTTGCATGGTGTATCCAGCAACGGCTTGCGTCGAGCAAGTGAACGCCAGCCAAGCCAGTGCTACTGTGCGGTGATAGGTAGCGCTTGCCTTTGCGCTTGTACCCGTATCGCTCTAGCTGCTGCTCGATTGGGTTCTGCCGCTCATACTCGCCAGACACATCAGGCAAGCCTGCAGTTGGCGTGTGTGTACGCTGTGGCAGCTTTGCCGGCGCTTGCTTCTCAACCCACGGGCAGACGTCTTTAAGTTGCGGCTTGAACGACTCCCACGCCTGCCAGATAGCAAGCAACCAGCCTGGAGGCTCTGGCCAGTCAATCAGGTCTTTCGGCGGCTTAACTAACCACTTGTAAGGCTGCTTGGTTTCAGGATGCACAGACGGAGGCAGAACGTCTTGCTTCTGTGAACCGTCACAGGCTGCGCGAAGCTCGATGATGGTGTAATGCTTCTTCTTGTCTTCCTTGCGAGGCCAGTTCACCTTGCAGTAAGGCAGCTGAACGCCTTCAGGGACGCGAAACATGACGCGCTTGCCTTTGCCTTGGATGGTCGGATACTCATCAAGCACGTTTGCAGGAATACCAAACTCTTCAAGGATAAGCGCCCAACCTTCAGCATCATCGATGTCAAGGCTACACATGCCGGAAGGACCAAGAGCAGCGCCCATGTTCCAGTCGGGATGCAGCTCCCAATAAGCAAAGGCCTGCGCCGGCTCATAGAGCGCGTTATTGCCCCAATCATCAGCTTGCGGATACTTGCGCAGAGGTTCGATAGGTACAAGGTGGAAGCCATAGCGGCTAGTATAAGCCTTTGCATACTCAGCAATAGAAGCGCTCATAATAGCTCCCCTTGCTTGTCGTTCAGCTCTGGGTCGATATATTCGTGGATGGTGCTGCTAGGTGGTATCTCAGCCAGTGAGATGAACAGCTTATGCTGATGGCGCTCAGTCTTGACCATGTCAAGGCAGTTGGAGCACTGCACGCCGAAGTGGATGGTTCCGTTCTTGAAGACTCTGCGCACGTAACGCAAGTGTCCTTTGTGGTTACATTGGTTCATAGTACCTCGCAAGGTTAGTTTGTGGCGCACCACGTTGACCGCATTAGTCGCGGGGAATTAAGTCTAGTGCATCCTGCACGCTTCGCGCAATGCCGGCGATGCCTTTAGCTGCTCTGACCTGTTCAATGAAGTTCAGTTGCTCTTTTGTTGCTCTGCCTGTTTCTGTCTTTACCTCAATCGCTATAAAGCGCCCTGTTGCCTTGTGGATTCCGATAATGTCAGAACTACCAACGCACAAGCCGAACTGAATCATTAGTGAGTTTGCCAGTGTGACCACGTTGCCGTCCTTGTGTATGACCTTTCCGACGTATGCACCTGCGGTTTCATTGCGCCAGCAGATACAGCCGGCACCGGACAGCGCAAGCATGATGTTGCGCATTATCTTGGTTTCTTGGTTCATCGTGTTAGCTCCTGTTGTATCTGCCGTGCGTGGTTAAACTCTGCAGGTGTAGGCTTGCGGCCTTCGCGTGCCGCTGCAGTGATAGCCGCCCATTGCGAAGCCTTCGCCATACCACGACGCATACCAAGAGCCACCAAGTCGCGCAGAGTGCGTGCGCTGCCTTGCTCGCGTCGTTGCTCTTTACGCACTGCAGCCACGTCGATTTGCTCCAGCTCTCCGTCCGCCTCTTTAATCTTGCGCACTTTCTTCTCGATGTGCTTGCCGCAATACGGGCAGTTGTCAGGACCTGGCTTAAACACCGCATAACAGTGACCGCATTGCTGAACGTGAACGTCTGGCTCTTCGTCCTTCTTCTTGCGCTTGCCCTTCTCTTGACCAAGCAGCGACCACTCACGCTGATAGCATGGCAACCCGTGCTTGATGATGCAGCCGGCATGGTCAAGGATAACTGCAGGCTCAGGCTTGCGGCGAAGTGCGCGGAATACCATCTGCAGGTAACGCGCAACAGACTGAGTTGGACGCAACAGGATACAACACTCAAGCGTCACATCACGCCCAACCTGAGCAGACAGGTCGAAGCCTTCAATAACAAGCTCGCAGTTGACAAGCACAAGAATGCGACGGTCTGCCAACGCTTCACAAATAGACTTCAGTTCCGCCTCTTTTGTGCTTGCGTCGACATGCGCAGCCGGCACGCCTGCAGCGTTAAACGCTTCTGCTGTGTGCTGGCTGTGCTTAACGTTACAGCAGTACACAACGGCACGCTTACCTGCAGCAAGGCGCTTGTAATGGCTGACAGCATCGCCAACGATGGTTGGCTTGTCCATCACCTGAGCAAGGTCGCCTATGTTGTAATCGCCTGCAGTTGTCTTTACTGCAGACATATCAGGCACGATTGGAGTAGTGTATGCGACGTATTCGGACAGCCTGCCTTGGTCTATCAGCCACTTGGTTGACTTCGCTTCGATGATGCACTCGTACAAGTCTCCTAGGCTCTTGCCGTCAAGGCGAACTGGTGTACCTGTCAAGCCGATAACGATAGCGCCATGACTGCGCGCCCACGTGATCACATTCTGGAACATGGCGCCCTTGGATAAGTGCGCCTCATCAATAAACAGGATGCGAGGCGCTTTCATCTGCGCCATGCGACTGTGCACAGTGCCGATAGTGCCAACCTGTATTGGTAGCGCTGTTCGCATCTTGCCGCTAGTGATTAGACCGTGCTCGATTTTAGCCTGCCAGAAAGACTTGCTCGTTTGGCGCAGCAGGTTTTTGCGGTGAACTAGGAACCATACACTCGCATTTGGATCACGTTGTCGAGCTTGCTGTGTGATGTGAGCAGCAACGACAGTCTTGCCGAATGCCGGACTTGCGACGCCTAGCACAGACTTGATGCCTTGCTTGAGCGCTTCACGCAGCTTGCTTACAAACTCCTGCTGGTCTTCGTACAGTTGAAAGCTCATTGCTTCACCTCTAGCGCAGCAGCTAGCTTTTCAAGCGTGCCGATAGTCGGGTTTGCTGTGCCTGCTTTAATAGCAAGCAGCGTGTTGTAAGCGATCCCAGTTGTGCGAGTAAGCTGCATCAGGTTTGCGCTTTGTAGCTTGTCGCTGATTTCTTGGTATGCTTTAGATATATTCATTTTATTGCCTCCATTGTATTGACACGGCCAGTATATGCGCATTATATTGGAGACGTCAACAACAACGGAGACGCACAAAAATGAAGATAATCGACTACTCAGAACTAACGCCAGAGCTTGCTGCTCAAGGTTGCTTAGTGTCTGGAATGCCCAACGACGCATATCACGCATATGCCGGCATCAGCAAGTCAGGTCTTGACCTGATTGCACGCAGTCCAGCGCATTATGCTTACCGTTCACCACAAGAGCCAACACGCGCCATGGTAATCGGCAGTGCAACGCACGCAGCCATCTTGGAGCCTGACGTGTTTGCCAAGCAGTACATGCTACTGAAAGACGTCACAGACCGTCGCAGCAGCGCATACAAGCAAGCTGTTGAGCAATACGGCGCTGACAACGTGCTGACCGGCACAGAGGCAGACGCAGTGGCAGGCATGCAAGCAGCGCTGCAGTTAAACGCAGCAGCCAAGCAACGACTAGACGCACAAGGATGGACTGAGCTTGCTTGCTTTGCATCAGATCCAGTTACCGGTGTATTGGTTAAGTGCAAGTTTGACAAGCTGACAACAGACCTGCTCAGCGTTGACCTGAAAACAACGCAAGACTTGCGCGACTTTGCGAAGTCTGTTGCTAACTACCGCTATCATGTGCAGGCTGCGTTTTACGCCGACGTGTTTGAGTGGTGTACAGGACTGCAGCTGTCAGGCTTTGAGTTCCTAGCTGTTGAGAAAGACGCGCCAAACGCCAGCCGCATCTTTGTACTTGATACGCCATCAATCGACTACGGCCGCAAGCTGTACCGCCAGGCGCTAGACGTTTATGCAGAATGCTTGCGCAATGACGAATGGCCGTTACCTGCCGGCGAAACGGAATACATTACACTGCCATACTGGGCAGCAGACCCAGAACTAACGGAGGAATTTTAATGGCTGACGTAAGAGCAACACTTGAGGCTAAATCAGACCAACTTAATGCGACCGACATTATGGGTATTGATTTGGTTATTCGCATCCGCAACGTGGTTGTTGGTAGCAACAAAGAGCAACCTGTTGCTGTTTACTTTGAAGGCGATAACAACCGTCCATGGAAGCCAAGCAAAGGCATGCGTCGAGTTATTGCTGCAGGCTGGGGCTGGGAGTCTGATAACTGGATTGGTAAGTCTGTCAAGCTGCACTTTGACGCATCTGTGAAGTATGCAGGCAAAGAGGTCGGCGGCATCCGCATCAAAGCAATGTCAGACATCGACAAGCGCGGCATTGTTGTCGTTGAAGCTATCAACCGCCAGCAGCGAGTGCCGCTGCACATCGAATACTTAGACACTGCGCAGCCGGCTTACCCAGCAGACAAGTTTAACGCAGCATTGCCGGCAATGGCGTCGAAGATGCAAAAAGGCGAAATGACACTGCAGCAAGTGATTGCCAAGTGCCAGCAAACCGGACGATTGAGCGCCGAGCAGCTTGCGCAGCTTGAGGCTGTCGCGCCTGTTGTGGTTGAAGCGGATTCAGACGATAACTTTGAACTTTAATTAAACGGGCGCATCGCGCCCGATAGGAGTTGCAATGTACAAAGAAAGACTAAACGGAGTTATAAAAAAACTTGAGGACATTGCCACGCAAATCAGAGGTGGCTGTATTGATCCAACCACACTGCATGGCACAAATTTAAATCCAACAAACTGCATTGATGCTGCAGAAAGCCTAGATGAAGCATGCTTTTTGGTTATGAAATTTATAGATGACAACTTCACAGAGTAAGGAATAAAAATGAACGTATTAACAGTATCAGGAAACATCGGACGCGACGCAGAAGTTCGCAACGCAGGCGGCACAGCAGTGGCCGGTTTTAGCCTGGCGATGAAATCAGGTTACGGCGATAAAGCGCAAACAATCTGGCTTGATTGTTCCATCTGGGGGAAGCAAGCAGAGTCTGGGTTAGTTCAATACCTGAAAAAAGGCCAGTTTGTAGTTGTTAGCGGCGAGATGGGCACTCGTGAGCACGACGGCAAGACGTACATTACACTGCGCGTCAACAACGTGACACTTGGCGGAAAGCAGGACGGCCAACAACAACCAGCCCAGCCACAACAACGCCAGCAACCAGCGCCGCAGCAGAACTACCAGCCGCAGATTGGAAAGCCGATGCAGCAGGCTCCAATGGAACCGCCAATCGACTTTGACGATGAAATCCCGTTCTAACAACTAACCAGCGCCTTCGGGCGCTTTTTCTTGGATTAAACAATGAAATGCTACAAAATCACCATTAACGGCTACGCGCCTTTTACCTACATCACCGACCTGCACCCTAGCGACATACCATCCGCCATCTTAGAGCGGTTCCGGCGAGCGGCGGTGTTGGTTGTGCCGCTGTGACTCATCCGACCAGTGAAAAAGTTGTTGCACTATTCCACGGTTGACTTATAGTTAACTCATGCAGCGCGGGCTGCGAGAAGATGGAGAATAAAAATGGGAAAATACTTCGCAGTAGTCAAAACAGAATCAGGCTTTAGCGGTACTGTGTTTTTCGATGATAAATTAAACGTCGGCGATATTGTCACCGTGTTTTACCACAACGCAAACGGCGATTTGCGCAACTCAAAAGAAAAGATTGTGCGGATTTTCAACTAACGCCAGTCGAACACTGGCACAACAACGGATGAACACAATGAATCAAAAACAACTCTCCGACCACTACGGCATCAGCAAAGCGGCTGTAAGCCGCTGGAGCGCAGCCAAACGACACCGCAAGACGGTAGAAGCGCTAGCAGGTTACAACCCAGCCACAGGCGCTGTAGTGGCTGAATTACAACGCTTGGCGTATCTGTACAACTGCCAGCAGTATCGCGGTGAGCGTATCGTTGGCATGTGCTACGTGTCAGTGGCAAACTTGCTTGTAAATATCGCGCTGTTTGATATGACGGATCCATCAATGGACCCGTTCGAGTCGTACAGCGCAGAGTTAGACAGCCAAGACCAACTGAATCAACTGTTAGTGAAAATGGAGCAATTAGTGTATGGAGCGCAGAAAAGTGAGTAAGTGCAAATTCTTTGAAGGCTTGGCATGGTCAGTTGTTGCCGTAGCTGGCTGGTGGTTTACGATTTATCTGATGATGGAGGCAGCAGCGAAATGATTATCCTAGCACTAATATTGGTTTTGTTTGTAGCGCTAGCAGTCGGCGCCTATATGTTTGCACAGATTGAACTCGAAGAATACGAAGAGCAAATGAAGCAACAGCAGGACGATTGGGATTACTTTCTACGCACCGGCGATGACGCCGGATACAAACGGAGAATGAAGAAATGAGTAGCATCAACGACGTCAAAGCGCGCATCAGCGCAGCGAAAGACCAAGTGGAGTTTTACAACGCAGTCGAAGACGTCTGCATCTGCGGAGGTTTTCGGTTCGATGACCGCGAAACCATGAAGGAAAACAGTGAGCGCGCAGCATTGGCTGGACGCCCACTGATTAGTGAAGCGCTGCGGTATGCTGGAGCGATGGTTAAGCGTAACGGGTGGAGTGAGTGAGATGATTGTGCAGCAGCTCGGCGAATCTTACAAATTTAAAGTTACGCAGCCAAAATGGTTCATGTCCATTGGCGACTTTACTATCGCGCACACTACTGAATACAGCGCATGGCGCGCTTTTTGGTTGCGTTTTATGGGTTGGAAAGTAACAAAGCTTGAAAACAACGGAGAACAAAAATGATCACACAACAACAATACAACGAATTGAAAGCTGAGCGCGATGCGTTGGCGGCTCAGGCGAAAGCGCTTAAAGATTTGGCGGAGTTCTGGATTAACCGAGCAAAGCCCTATCAACCGTCTGAGCGGGAATATAAAACATGGTTAGCGCTTGGTTATGGAAGCAATGCCATGCGGTCAACACCACAACAACACCTCGCCGAAATCCGCGCTGAGGCGGGGCGGGTTGGTTTTATTGCTGGCTATCATAAAATGCACATTGAGTTTGTTGGCTCTTTGGCTCCGTCAGGTAGCGCAGAGATAGTAGCAGACCAATACGCCGCCAAAGTGCGCCAAGGAGCCGAATGATGACACCAACGCACAACCTAGGCAAGCCAACCCAGCCGCAACTAATGCGCATCCGTATCAAAGCGACCGGCAAGGTGACAACGGCAACGAGCTACAGTTTCGGCTGGCTTGTTGCGAGCGGTAAAGTCTACACCAAGCACACAGCGGAGTATTTAGGCCGTGTCGAAGGGTAGACAGTACGACCACGACGCTATCAGACGCGACTACGCTAGCGGGTTGAAGCTAGCGTATATCGCAGCGACACACGGGTGCTCGATGAACACCGTGTCAGTGATTGCGAATAAAGCGGGTTTGCGGCGTCGTGAGTTAAGGCAAATGAGCGCGGAATATCTTGAGGCTATCAAGATGTATATAAAAGGCGAACGACTGAAAGTAATTCGCGCAAAGACAGGGCTGCAAGACAGTCAAATCTATCAAGCGCTTAATAAGGTCGGAGTATGGAAACGGAGGAACAATGTTAAGCGATAATCAAAAACAACAAATCCTGGCGATGTACGCAGCGGGCGAAAAAATAGAAGTCATTGCGCTGCTTGTCGGCTGCCGTAGTGATGAAGTGTCGACCGCTGCAAACAAGAACGGAATTCGCCGCACATCTCGATGCAAATTCATGAAAAGCCGTGATGAAGCAATCGCTGCCGACTATCTAAGCGGCCTTAAAATGCTAACAATCAGCGAGCGTCACGGGCTTGAGGTATCAAACATTTACCGCGCACTGAAACGCGAAGGCGTTACAGAGCGTAGATGCAAAAGGATAAGCGAAAAGCAGAAAAGATACCGAAAAGCGGCGCAAGACGTTAGCGTTGATGAGTTGGTGTTGATATAAAAAAGAAGCCGCAATTAAGCGGCTTTAAATTTCAACAACAGGGTGTAACGGATGGAGAACTAACGGATAACGATAGACTGCTGCAATACTCGCAGCTTTTCACCTGAAAGTAAATAGCCATCATTGTATTGCGCAGAGTATCCAACAATTTCAGGATAGTAGCTGCCAACGTCAAGTGCGGTTGTATCGCCAATCGATAACACCAAATCATTACCATCGACCGTTAGCTTGCCGCCTGCTGTCGTGTAAGACTCGCCGCCAATGGTTAATGTAAGCGACGTAAACGAAGCAAGCGTAACATCTCCGGTAAAGCTAAATGTCAGCCTTACCGGATTGTCCTTCCCTTTGATTATGACGTTTTGCATACGTCACCGCCTTAAGACAATGTGATTAATGGGCTAGACAACTGGATGCGCTGCGTGTCTCCGCTTGCCAGTGTGATACTTGAGCCAATCGGCCAGAATGCAATCAATTCGTCGTTTGTTGCTGTGTCGTTATACAGCACATAATGCGAATATGGACCAACTGCGCCTGTTGCTGTAATGGTGGTGTCAACGTTAACAGCCAGCGTATACGTTCCGCCAGTTTGCGATGATGCAGTCACAGTCACTGCAATACCGCCTGCCGTGTAACCGTTGCCGCCTGAAATCTCAGCAACGTTAGCTTTTACCGTGTTTGTCGCAGCGTTTGGCGTTGCGTTGGTTAGATAAACTTTTAGCGAATCACTGCCAAGGTTATGCACCTTCTCGCAAAGCGCCTCTGCGAATGATTGAAATTTAGTTGCCGTTAGTGTTGCCATGTAATTTGCTCCAAAATGTCCGCAGCGTAGCCTGCGCTGATAATGTCGTTTGCATACGCCGCAGCGACAATGCTGTCGGCATATCTAATTGTATAACCTTCAATCGTTACTGTCACTTCGCCAGACCACGTAGAAGTTAGCGTATTGACAGATGCGCTATACGCCAAGCCAAGCAACGCGCTATTGTGCGCAAGCGATGCAGATAGAGCGCCAGCAGTTGATGTGTAGCTCAGTCCTGCAAGTGTTGTATTGCGCTGCACTGTAGATACAAGCGAGCCAACAGCAAACGACAGGATAACACCTTGCAGCGCATCGTCTCGGCCTATTGCGCTTGCGCTTGTTGATTCCAGATTTCCCACAGCGTACGCATAAGTACCGCCATTAAGCAGTGACGAATACCCGCGAACTGTTGACATATCGCCAACACTCAGAGAATACGAAACGCCATTCAGTAAGCTGCTATATCCGCGAGTCGATTCTGCACTGCCGGCGGAATACGACAGCAACACCCCAGAAAGCTGAGCGCTATAACCGCGAACAGCCGCCAAATTTCCGACGCTTTGCGACATGGTGAAGCCGCTTAATACGTCGGCGTATGCTGTTGCGCCGCCAGCACTAATCCACTGCGAGTTATCTGTAGGGAAGTTAATCAGCGTGGCTTGGTTGCTGCCGCTAACCGTTGGAAGCGTCGAACCTGTGCCGCCTGAAAGGTCAGCGTTCCATTTTTGAGCGTTGGTAACGCCTGTGACCTCAAGGTATTCTAGATCCATCGAGCAAAACGAGTTGCTGCTGTTGTTACCTTGACCAATCCAGATTAAAGGCGCTGCAACGGTTGACGATGAAAACGTGCCGCTGCCAAACAATGAGCCGTCACGATACGCCCGCCAAGCGCCGCCAGCGTCATGCTCTAGTCTGTATGTATGGACGTTGCCATCTACCAGAAAGAAGTTTGCAGCGGTTTGGTATCGCAGCGTGTTTGTAACATAGCCAGCAAGCGATAGTGTTGGAGTAATGAAGAAACCAGACGAAGTGCCGTTACGACCAAGCAACCCACCAAGAAACGTAGGAGCGGCATTCAAAACTATCTTAGCTTCAAACGTATACGCAGCCGTGCCAAGGTCAATAGACATTGAGCTACCAAACTGACAGTAATCGTTTACGCCGTCAAACCGCAGTCTGTATGCCATCAGTTGCCACCATACCAAATCGAGCCGCTATCTGCTGACAATGATACCACTTCGTCATGCGTCAGTAGAGTAGATGCAGCAATAATCGAATCAAGCAAGCCGATGTTAGGACCAAGCCACCGCTCGTAAGTGCTAAGCGGATGCGCGTTGTCAATCAGCATAAACTGCCCATCGTTGCTAAAGCGTCCAAGGCTGTAGGTCGTCACGTTTTGCTTTGTCCAATCTGGTATGATGCTGACTGGGATTGCTAGATAGGTTTTCAAATAGTACCACCTTTGCGCTTATTCATCAGCTCAGCAATCAGCGGCGCAATATTCTGAATGGCACGCTCGCCGAATAGAAATCCAAGCACCAGCAGATTGATAACCCACATGGCGGATTCTTGCTGCTCGGTGAATTTCCACTGACCACTAAACCATAGGAAATCCATGTAAAGCGTTGAGTAGCCCCACACCTGCCTTTGCATGGCGCGGGTGAAGATAACAATTGCACCGACAAATGGGATAGTTTTTAGCTCTGACACAGTACCTTCAAGCTGTGAAATTCGCTCAGTAATCGCTTGTTCTGATTCAATAATCATCCTCTGCGCGTCTAGGTCGCGCTTGTGCTGTGACTCTTGTAGTCTCAACTCAAGCTCCGCGCGCTTCTCCGGCGATAAATCCGGCGGCCAATATTCCTTGATTAATTCCTTGGCTTCTTTGAACAATCCGCCGCCGACAAAGTCGGTCAACTTGTCGAGTAGGCTCATTTTTGCACCTCGATTTGATGCTGGTATGCATCATCACCATAAATCTCCCTAGCTTTAATATTATAAGCGGCCTTTGCATCGTTTACGTTATTAAAGCTTCCAAGCTTGAGTGTTTTCCCCATAAAGGAAATGCACGCTCTAAACCTTTTCCCGTAACTGTCAAAATAAATTCCTCTACCGAGGCTGTTATTTATTGGCTTGTTATAATTGTTTAGAGACTTACTAACAATTCTTAGATTTTCCGGCCTGTTGTCATTTTTATCCCTGTTAATATGATCAACTATTTCACCATCTTTTGCATTGGCCACTATCCTATGAAGATATTGGTATCCGCCGCAAACACGAACACGCCAATACCCGTTAGAGTCATCGAAATAGCAGCTTGGCACCAAATGCAGGAATGAATCCCCAACAATAAGCTTGCTCATTTATTCACCTCAATTTGATAATGCGGCAAGTCAACAAACGTTTTAAAGTCTCCGCCCCACGTGATTTTCACGCCAAACTCAGCAGCCGCCTTTTTCATTGCAGCAGCCACTAATCCAAACCGCGCCTTGTTATTCCAATCAACCGGCAAAGGCACAATGTCCACCGCCTGACCGATGATGTGGCGGCTGTTCATGGTGCGCGTGAAGCCTTGCTTGAGCAGCTCAGCTTGTCGCTCTTTCGTGCGTAAGCCCTCAATCACAGTAAAATCCACCTCGGAAAGCTCTAGCGCACGCTTTACCACGCGCACAAGGTCTGGATGGACTCCAACAAGATTATCTGTTGACCGCTTTCCTAAGATGAATTTTGGCATTTATTTCTCCCACTCCGAGAAGTCCTTGATTTCTTCTTGACGCGATGCGCCGCGAACAAATAGCCACACTGGCACAGCTAACAAAACCCAGATTGTGGCTATCATACCGTAGTAGATAGCCATATAGTTTCCTTATAGAGTCTTCCAAAGACCATCAACAGAGATAAAGCGTTTTGAGGTATTCACAGGCACGTTTACCGTGCTTGCTGAGCCGTCTATTGTTTCGCCAGAACGCGGAGCAACGTTTAAGGCCCAAGTACCATTAGCTATAGCTTCTACAACGCGGCCATCAAAGCACTTAGCGCCAAGTAAAGTAATAGTCTTTGCGCCACTTGCAATGCTTGTTTCTTTAATAATGCTAGTAAATGGCGAAATTTCTCGGCTACCAGATATTAGGCATAACAACTGCTTATCTGAAATTATCTTGCGCACTTTAGAATAAGCGCCTGCGCTATTGTCAATAAGATAAGCAAAACCACCAGACAGTAACGGACTGTCCATCTTAATATCAATGACTTTTAGTTCAGTTCCATCGGCATCTACAATATCCCTTACTGCATAAAGTTGATTGCCTTGATTAGTTACTTCTAAGTCTAGAGCTAACCTAGCATTACCGCGGATTATAACCGGAGTGCACAATGTTTTCTCTTCTACCACAGCTTGGCTTTGCTTATTCACTTTTGCCGTGATTGCTGCGTCACTATTTTCTTGAGCATAGACCGAGCTAATAATCAGTGTAGCAAATGGCGTATTGTCCGACTGTCTTTGCCAGCCGTTATTGTCAAAGTAGCCATTGACGCTAGCTCTATCGCAGTAGCCAATATAAACACCACCGCCTTGATGATTTGCAATATCTGCATTAATAACAGCGTTTTTTATGACGTTATTAGTACCTGTTTTCACGGCGTAACAAGCTATAGCGTATTGACTACCAACACTTTGACCTTTCTTTTTCTTAACATTATACGAGCCATCAACTTCTTTAGTTGTTTCGTTAAATGACTCCCAAGGAGCTAAGTAGTCAATTACAGCATTAACCTTAATGTTATCGCAAGATGAGTTATATAAGTCTTCGATTGACAGTTTCATGCCGCTATGTAAATCGGCGTTAATTGCACAGCACCAACCATCTATAGTGATTTCGACGTCAATCAGCTCTACTTTAGACTGATAAGTCACATAAGACCGAGTACCTGCGCCAACGCCTGATAATCCGCAACCAACTAAGGAGCAGTTTCTCACACGAACTAACTTTGAACTTAGGCTTGCACCAACACTTAAGAAGTAAGAGGTACCACCAGTGACATACGAATAGCAGCCTTCAATGTCAATAACTTCAGAGGTCCGGCATAGTAACGACGCGCAGTTATACCATGATGTAAAATCACGAGACACACCGCAAAAGTACGTGCGTACGTTACGAGCGCGAAACACTTTAGATGAGAAGCCTACAACACCGTGCCCACAGTCATAAACATCGATGTTTTCAAGGTTGAGCTGATAGCCAACCATATTAATTGAAGAGCCGCAAGTGGCGTTAGTCAACACTTCAGGACCGCCGCCACCAGCCACTTCGCCAACTGAGCTAAACTTATAGTTTTGCACTACAATCCAACCCGCGTGGTTATCGCGCACTCCGCTAGTGTCACCGCCACCAATACCATTAACTTTACGAGCTTGACAGTCTACGGCTAAGTTGCGGACAACAATAGACTTAGCTACTGCTGCTGTGGAGTTGCGGTAAAAAAGATTGTTAGCGTAACGACCAAAACCGTCACCAACAGTGTCACTGATTGTACAAGTAGCGTCAACTTTTACAGTGGCAAATCGGTAATCATAAACCATACCATCTAGTAAATTGATGTAGTTTGACTTTTTAACTAAATACGTGGAGCCGGATTTTCCAAGGACGCTCTTACCTGATGCGTGGGCTTGATAGAGCGCCTCGGTGTCATCTGTCACACCATCACCGACCGCACCAAACATTTCCGGCGTCACACACTCAAGGGTCAGATCTCTGGCCTCAACCCCACCAACAAGCACCGTCGAGTTAGCAGCGCTCAAATCTCCGCGCAGCGCAAAGTCACTAAGCACAATCCATCCACCAACACCGGTTGGCGTCGGTGAGCTTCCAGCACCCACAGTTTTAGGAAATGAGCCATCCCAGCGCCAATAGCTGCTTCCATCAGACATAACCTGATTTGCTTGCGTCAATGCAGCGCCAGCAGTAAACGTTCCGCTTGGAATGTATCCAGCATTCAGCACAGCCGCGTCGAATTGGTCTTGAAGCGCTCCAACATCTTGCAGTTGGATAACTTGCTGCGGAGTTGTGTCGCTGAATGTCAGTGTGTAAACGCCATCGTCGGCATAAAAAGCAAAGTGACCAGTCGAGCTAGTTGTTAGCGGATTCGGCAGCGTAGCGCCTGCAATGTTGTTATCGACATAAAGCGTTGCAAGTGAGTTGTCAGACTGCTTGCGCACTGCTACCGTCACGCCGCTTGCTGCATTCCCTGACACGCTAGACGCAAACTGCCGGATAAGTTGGCCGTTATATTTTTGCACTGTGTAATCTCCTTAATTCGTTAAGTCTAGTGTATATCAGATAATCGCGCCACGCACCTGCTCTGAGTTATTGCCCGCGGTAATGGTGATTGTGTTGCCATTGGTGATGATTGCCGCGCCGCCTGCTGCGTGCGTAGATGTTGCTGCATCACCCAAGTACCCACCTTTAAACCCGCTTGCTGCTGGTGATGCAGTTGGAGTGCCGCCATTGCCAGGCCCATTGATGCTGCCGTCTTCGCCGTTTTCTGCGTAAATAGCTAATGGGTCGGCCAAGCCACCGTTACCACCTGCGCCGCCGATAGAGCCTTGGCCGCCACCACCCCCGCCACCGGCTTTTGGTGTTGTGCCGTCACAGTATGCCCC